AGACGGGCCATAGGGACAGTGACTTCAGCGTTGGATTTGAACATGATGTCGTACAACATCTCTTCACTGCCGTCAAATTGATCTTTGTCGTCCTCAACATAAATTGGGTGAGGACCATATCCGTCGAAGTGTTTCATGCCTGGGGTTCTACAAAACAAAAGTTTGTTATCACTCCATCCTTGAATGTGAGCGATAACTCTGGCAAGGGACAACATGACGCCTCCTTTACCGACACCTGGAGCACCAGCTATGCCGATCTGGAAGGGGTCAACTCGAAAAATCTCAGAAGGAGAATTATCGACGACGCGATCGAGAATACGCTCAAAATTTCGGTAAAAAGAAACAAATTTTGCATTTTGTTCTGGGGCGCATTTACGAGTAGCCCAGATTTTCCAAAGGGAGTTAACTCTAGCCCAAATTTCTTCAAAATGAACAATTTTGTCTGGGACTAAATGAAAATCATCACTATTTGCTGGGTCTTTAAGCCATTCGAGGTCATCGATGACGACCCTGAGCAACTCATCGAATCCAGCATCAGTGGGGTGGTCTGGGGACTGGGTCAGCATGCCCAAATCAATTAGGGAATTAAGGAGCATTTCTCTCAGATCTTTAAAAAGGGAAGTGGAGGCAGTAACACCTTGACGAACGTTACTTATTTCGCGACATTTCCACTGGAAGTACTCCCAGGTGGTCTTCATCCTCTCATTACTGCATTCAGATGCTTTCATAATTTTCATACCGATGCCGATGGATAGCATCGTGAGAATATTAGGGATAACACTTGACATATTAGTGTTAACCGTAAGACTCTCAGCTCGTGGCGCGTTTTCTTCGAGCAATGAAACGCATTTCTGAAGTACAGAAGCAGAGATTCCGAGAACATTTGAGAGTTTGAGGGCAAAAAGAGCCCATTTCCCTGGAGTGTTGACATACAGGGATTCCAATAGGTCTATGAAGGTGTTGAGATACATAGGCCCTGTTTCAGCGGGGAAAATTCGCGAAAAGAAGGAGCCATCGATAATGGACTCCAAAAGATCATTTGTGTTGTTGGAGGTGCGTGTGGCCTGTTGATCCAAATTCTGGAAGAGACGATTGAGATTGTCACGAGTGACTGAGATGTCGTCTCTAACATCGACTAGCAGATCACGAACAGTTCCTAGGCTGTCTGATGATGAGGCGAGGACTTCTTCAACCTTACGGCTGGTTGCCTCGGACTGACGAGACAAATTGTCAACTAGGGCGCGAACACTACTAGTAGTGGCAGTCACCTCGTGTTTGACGTCGTCCATGGTAGTCTGGACAGACTCGTACATCTCATCAAAGAAAACCATTTGGACTTGAACCATTGCATCAAAGTCCAAATCTTCCAACATGGAAAACCCGTAATAGAGGTCATGGTAGGAACCACGATCAAGAGGGCACAAAGACAACGTCGTGTTATGTTGTAACAAGTTGCCGTGAGGTTCTTCATTCTCGTCGGGGAAAAGTGGTAGTTGGTCAAAGAGGAAAGAGACAAGGGGTCGTCGTACGCCTTGAGCCATGGTGGCAACTGTAAGATCGACGTCTTGCTTAATTTCACGGTATACATGAGATTGAAACTCATACTTGAATTTGACCTCATTGAACATCTCCTCAACGTCCCACTGCATATTAAATATGATGTAGAACGGAAGCGAAATATCGGTCGTGTGAGATGGTACCCAATTATGTGTTCGGTACACCGTCAAATAGGGGGAGGCATCAAACCTCCAAGGTTTCAGGACAGAATGAGTAAAAGGCGCGTCCTTGTTGGTGGTCCACATGAGAAAAGGTTCATACCATTTTGGTGAACGGAAATATTTCACAGCCACGAGTTGGAAGTGGCACAAATTTCCTGCAAGAGATTCATCACGGAGGAGTTTGGTGGGATGTATAATCATCACTGGATGATTAGCCGTTGGGTGGTCCATCAAATGGAAGCCCCAAGGGAAACACCTCATGCGATTCCAATCTTGGTTGTTCATGATGTGAGATAAAATGGCAATATTATCATTCTCATATTCTGGTTGCTGAAGAATAGCAGCAATATTCAACGCGTCTTGGTGTGTTCGATAAAGACGCTTAAACCAGAATTTTAGACTGTCGAACGTACGCTCGTCAGAGACGGACTCGCAAACCGAAATAAGGAGATCCGCATCGTTCTCTGACACAGCATCAACTTCCTCGTTGACTCCTTCTCCTTCTTCACCAAGTGGGTTATAAGATGTTAAAGCTAAGCCCACTAAATTGAAGGCCAAGGTGGTTGGACTACAGGCGACACGAGAGTAGCGTTGAACTCTTTCGATAACTTGAATTTCATGGAGCTGGGTGTCATGAACACGGTTCATACGTGAACGCATGTCAGCTCGAGGGAGACGATACATTTGAACGTCCACATCCTCGTGTGCGAAACTCTCGTCTTCGAGATTCAGATCATTTAGTGCCGGGATGGGCCAAGGGTCGTAGCGGGGAAGAGTAGTAGTGGTCTGCGTGGCAGCATACACTCTAGCGCACCTTTCAACATTGTTATAGTGGATTCCTCTGTATCCACCAACCTCAAAATCGTTGGATAAATTGCATCTGAACTCTATCCACTTTGGTAGGGAGAGGTCCGTCCGCTGGTATGAAGGACAATGCAAGTAGTGGTAATGAGAAAACTCTGACCACAATTCGCTGGCGGTATCTCCAGCATTTTGAGGTGGTTTGGCGTGGATGGTATAAAAGGCTCGCCGGGGACAAGTTGCGGGGGTCTGGAATACCACGTAGTTGTTGGTTGGAAGGCTAGTATAAGGATTGATGCCGCCCTGTTCGTAGTATTGATTCTGGCGCTCGAATGTACGATACCAGTCGTTGTTGACTTGAAACCTGGCAGCCTGATGTCCTCCAATAACGTATTGTGGTACATCCACATCTGTGAAAGCTGTGAAGTGCATACCGCCAATCCAGTACAAGAACATCTTAGCCAGAGCGACTGGCATACATCCACCACGTGCGTAGCCTGAGGTCTCAAACAGCATAGAAAAGGGAGAAGCTGGAATGGGTTCTGGCCAATACTCGAGGTTGACTTTGACTTCCTTCGATGGTTGAATCCGGGACTTGAACATACGACAAAGGTACGTCTTCAGATCTATGAATGG